AATAATTTTGTTTGGTCTTTGAAGTCAATGACGGAACGAAGCAATCAAAAAGGAAAATACAATGAGAACACTTAACGATTATTTTATTACATCTGCAATTCCAAATGTATCATCAGCTTCATCAACTTTTGTTTGTGTACCTGATGGTGGCAGAATAATTAAAATTATAACTCACAATAAAGCAACTACTACAGGAACAGCAGCTATCTCTTTTGAAATAGGTGGTGTTGCAGTAACTGGTGGAGCTATAAGTCATGTGGCTTCTGGATCTGCTGGTAAAGTAGCAACTGCTGAACCAACTGGTGCAAACAGAGTTGAAGAAAATGGAACTATCGAATGTATCACAGATGGTGGTTCAACTAATTCTTCTAAAATGGAAATAACTTTTGTTATCAGAAGATAATTACAAATTTTGTGGGGATCTTGTCTAGCGATACTTCCCCACAAATACCAATTAATAAAAGGAAATAAATTATGCCAATGGTAGGAAAAAAAAAGTTTTCATACACAAAAAGTGGAATGAAAAAAGCTAAAGCCTTTGCAAAGAAAAAAGGCAAAAAAGTAAAAAGTAAAAAAGGAAAATATTAATGTCATATAATTATGCTTTAAGACCAGGAACTTCACAAAAAGTTTCTTTCACAGCTTCATCTGTACCTTGTTCTAATGCTTTTGGAAGTCAAACAAGATTTGTAAGAATAGCAACTACTCATAGCTGTCATTATGCAATCGGTGTTTCACCAACTGCTACAACAAGTGGTGCTTATTTACATGCTGGAGATTACGAAATTATTAAAGTTTCACCTGGAGAAAAAATAGCTGCAATCAGAAACACAAGTACAAGTGGAGATTTGTTTGTAACTGAAATGGGTGCTTAGTGGCTAAACAAAAGTTTGTCCATTTTATACCAAGAGATAAACCACCTAAAAGAAAAGGTGTGCATAAAAAATCTCAAAACAAATCAGAAACAAGACAAAAAAATCAAAATAGATATTTGGGTCAAGGTCGGTAATGAGAAAAATTAGTGAAGAAGTAAATAAAAATATTACAGAAACTTTTTTAGATAATGGTAATGAGGGTGTTGTTCAAAAAAGATCATTAGATGTAAAACCAATTTTAGAAAATAATAAAAGGTTATACAATCAAAATGATGGTTATAGTCCTGACAAAGGATTAAAAAGAATAGCAACTATCCCTACAATTATACTTGAGATTTGGGCAAAAGAATATCACAAAGACCAAAACAAAGGTAATTGGTTTGACTTACCTAAAGATATTCAACAAAAAATATTAAGAGAAAAATTAAACAGTTCTGATTATAGATATTTCAGAACATCATCAGGTAAATTTTAATGGCACTAACAAATTACACAGATTTAAAAGCATCTATTGCAAATTGGTTAAACAGATCAGATTTAACATCTGAGATAGCAGATGATTTTATTAAATTAACAGAAGCTGATTTTAATTCAAAGTTAAGAATTAGAAAAATGATAGCTCAAGCAAATTTTACAATTAATAGTGAAACAGAGGCTCTACCAACTGGTTTTTTACAAGTAAGAGATATTTATATTTTAAATGGTAATACAAAAGTTCCTTTAACTTACACAACACCATCACAAATGGATAGTACAGTCGGAACTTCTACAACTGGTTTGCCAAACTCATTTACAATTTTAGGAGATAATTTTAGATTTTCTCCAAAACCAGATGGATCTTACTCAGCTTATATAAATTATTATAAATCATTTGATGCACTATCAAGCACAACTACAACAAATTATATTTTAACAACCCACCCAGCAATTTATTTATATGGTTCTTTATTTCATGCTGCTAATTTTTTAGGTGGTATTAATGCACAGCAAGTTCAAACTTGGCAACAAATGTTTGCAACTGCTATGGAACGATTAGAATTAAATGACAGAGAAGATCAAGTAAGTGGATCACCTTTACAAATTAGAGGTGAGAACACAGTAGCTTCTCCATTTATTTCAACTTTATAATAGGAAAAAAATATGCAATTACCTTTTGGCGAATGGTTGCCAGACCAACCAGATCATTTAAATCCTGGTGCAACTGTTGCTACAAATGTTTATCATGCTCAAAGTTCATATAAGCCTGTAAAAGGATTGGTTACTTATGGTGGATCATCTAATGTAACTCAAAATGCAAAAGGTGCTGGATCATTTAGGGACAACACAAATACTGTATTTACTTTTGTTGGTACTAAAGACACATTATATAAATTAACTTCAGGTACTTTTTCAGAAGTTGGTGCAAGAAATGTAAAATTAGCAACAGCCAAAGCTACTTGCACAATCACAGTTTCTGATTATGCAAATATAGGTGCTGGAAAAACCATTACATTAAAAAAAAATAATGGTTCTACAGTTGTTTTTACTTCAGCTACTGGAAGTCCATCTACCAACCAATTCCAAGTACAAACAAACAACAATACAACTGCTACAAATTTAAAAAATACCATAAATGGTCATGCTGATTTTACAGCTACAGTAACAAATGCAGTTGTAACTGTTACAAGGGCAACGATTGGTAATGCTAATTTAACAAATGTTTCAAGTGATACTGTAAGATTAATTACTACTAATTTTTATGGTGGAACACCTTTAACTGGTACAGATACAGATTACATTACATTTACACAATTTGGACAATATGTAATTGCTAGTAATGGAATTGATGAACCTCAATATTATTTGATGGGTACTTCAACAGTTTTTGAAAATTTATCAACTATTGCATCTAATGGAACTCCACCAATTTTTAAAACTTCAGGTGTTGTTAGGGATTTCTTAGTAACAGGAAATATTGTAGGTGCTAAAAACAGAGTAGCTTGGTCAGGTATAAATAATATATCAACTTGGGAAGCTGGTGTTAGTTCATCTGATACTCAAGATTTGCCAGGATCTGGTGGTCAAGTAGTGGCAATTACTTCTGGTGAAGTTGGTTATGTTTTTAGAGAAGATCAAATAATTCGTATGGACTTTGTGGGTGGAAATGTTGTATTTAGATTTTCAGTAATTTCACCAAATAGAGGTGCTGTTTATGGGCAAACTGTTTGCCAAGACAACAGACAAGTTTTCTTTTACGCATCAGACGGATTTTTTCAAATCAATGGCGACCAAGTATTGCCGATAGGAGCTGAGAAAGTAAATAGATTTTTTGATAGTGATTTAAACAAAGCATATACAGATAGAATATCTGCTGCTGTTGATCCATTTAACACTTTAGCAATTTGGTTATATCCAAGTAAAGACAATCCGAATACTACTGGTATTTGTGATAAATTATTAATTTATAATTATGTAACTCAAAAGTGGTCAGTTGCTAAAGTAAAAGCATCTCAAATATTTAAACAATTCATAGTAACAAACACAGTTGAACTTATGGATATTATTAGTTCTAACTTAGATCAAATTAATATTTCATTAGACTCTGCGTTTTGGACAACAGGACATTTATATCTTGGTGCAATTAATAAAGATTTTAAAGCAGCAATTTTTTCTGGAAAAACTTTAGAAGCTGAACTTGAAACAAAAGAAACAGAGATATTTCCAGGATTGAGAGCTAATGTAACAAACATAAGACCAATTGTAGATGCAAGTGCTAAAGTAGTAATTAAAACAAGAGATAGATTAGTTGATAATGTTACCACATCATCATCAACTTCTATGAACAGTACAGGATTAAATCCTGTTAGACAAAGTGGTAGATACTTTAGAGCTAATGTGAAGATACCAGCAGAAACTATTTGGACTAATGCACAAGGAATTGATTTGACAGCTAGTGAGGGTGGAGCAAGATAATGTCAGATAAAATAGACATAGATAACATTAGATATTCTATTGAAACAAAAGAGTTTTTTCAAAGGCAAGTAGAAGAAGCAGTAAATACATTAATAAATAAAAATAATACTGAAAGCGATAAGGCTTTTAGTTGGTTTATGAATTAGGAGCAACATGACAACAAACATTAAAGACTATTCAACAACACAGGCAAGTAACACATCATTAAATGGAATTGATGTAGATGAGGGTATGCTACCTAGTAATTTGAATAATGCTATTAGAGCATTAATGAAAAATACTAGAGATTTTGCAAATGATAGCCAATGGTTTGAGTATGGTGTGGGATCTGGTGCTTATACTGCTGCTTATGCGTCAGCTACATCTTTTACAATTAATGGTGCAGATGTAACTTCTGTCTATCATGCTGGAAGAAGAATTAAATTAACAGCAGCTACACCTGGTACAATTTTTGGAACAATCTCATCATCATCATTTTCTACAAACACAACTGTAAATGTAACTTGGGATAGTGGCTCATTATCTAGTGAAGCTATCTCTAATGTTTATATTGCAGCACTTTCAAAAACAAATTCTTCTATACCAACATCAATTATTGGGACATCAAATATAGTTGATGGTTCAATCACTAATGCCAAACTAGGAGCTGACTCTGTTAATGGATCTAAGATTGCAGATGACAGTATAAACTCTGAGCATTATGTAGATGGCTCTATAGACACTCAGCATATTGCAAATTTACAAGTTACCAATGCTAAACTAGGAGCAGATTCAGTTAATGGATCAAAAATAGCTGACGATAGTATTGATAGCGAACACTATGTTGACGGATCAATAGACACAGCTCATCTTGGAAATGCACAAGTAAGCACAGTTAAGATTGCTGATAATAATATTACGACAAGTAAAATTTTAAACGCAAATGTAACTGCCGACAAACTAGCAACAGACTCTGTAGTTGAAGCTAAAATTCAAAACAATGCTGTAACAACAAATAAAATTAATAATGATGCTGTAACTATAGATAAGATTGCAGATGCAGTTATTGTAACTAATTCTGAACACTCAGGTCATACTCCTGACGATAATACTTTCTTTACTACCCTTGCTGCAAACAATAGATTTTTAAACAAAGATACTTCAGAGTTAATAAGCTCAGGTCAATCTTGGACAAGTAACGATAATTTTATAGCCACAACTGCTGCTATAGATACTAGAGTTGTTGATCTTGTAGATGATGTTGGGGGATTTGTTCCAATTGCAAATCAAACAAGTTTTCCAAATACTAATCCTGATGTAAATAATGGTGTAGGAACTATTGTAAGTATTCAAGCCTTATCACAAACTTTAACTGCTAATAGTTCAGGTGTAGTTAGTATTTCAAATGGAACAGTTGGTGGATCAACAGTTACTTTAAATAATTGTGGTGCAAACGCATCATTACCATCTGGTTTTGGAATATTAGTTGAATCTACTACTACTCAACACACTTATAATTTTCACAGATTAGTTCCAAAGGCAACAGAGGTTACAGCAGTTGCTGCTAAAGCAACAGAGATAGGTAGATTAGGAACTACTGATGCTGTATCTGACATGAACACTTTAGGTACAGCTCAAACTGTATCTGACATGAACACACTAGCTGCAATTAGTGGTTTAAATTCTTTAGCATCAAATTCTTCTAATGTAACAACAGTTGCTAATAATCTTGGTTCGGTAAATAATTTTGCAGAAGTATATAGAATATCAGCAAATGCACCAACTACATCACTAAATTCTGGTGATCTCTGGTTCGATTCTACAAACAATATTTTAAAAGTTTATGGTGCTAGTGGTTTTCAATCTGCTGGATCATCAGTAAATGGAACTTCAGAAAGATTTAAATATACAGTATCAGGAACACCAACAACTATTTCTGGTAATGATGATAACGGAAACAGCCTTAACTATGATGCTGGATTTATAGACGTTTATCTAAATGGAATTAAGATGGTAAATACAACAGATGTTACAGTTACATCTGGTAGTTCTATTGTCTTTGCAAGTGCTTTAACTAATGGAGACATTGTTGAAGCTGTAGCTTTTGGAACTTTCTCAGTTGCAAACTTAAACGCATCAAATCTAACAAGTGGTACAGTACCAGATGCTAGAATTACTGGAACATACACAGGAATTACAGGATTAGATTTAACTGATAACAGTAAGATAAGATTAGGTACTGGAAACGATTTAGAAATTTATCATACTGGAAC